ACTGGACGATCCGCCAGTGCTACACGCTGGCGGCGCTCGCGGATGTGGTGATCGGAACCGAGAGCGCGATCGTCAACTCGGTCGCGCACGAGCCGCCGCTGAAGATCGTGCTGCTGTCCCACAGCACGGCGGAAAACCTGACCCGCGACTGGGACCGCACTGTCGCGCTCGAGCCCGAGGGGCTGGCCTGCTACCCGTGCCACCGCATCCATGCGGACTGGTCGCACTGCACCCGGCACCCCGACAGCGGCGCCTCCGCCTGCCAGCACGCCGCCACGGCCGAGACCGTGGCCGGCTACGCGCTGCAGTGGATCCGCGGCGAGATGAAGGAGGCGGCGTAATGGGCAGCCTCGCGCACTTCAACATCGCCGGCATCCGCGCACTGCACGGGCTGCACGCGCTTGTAGAGACCGGCACCGCCACCGGCGACGGCGTGGCGGCGGCGCTCAATGCCGGCTTCGAGGCCGTGCACTCGGTGGAGATCGTGCCGGAACTGGCCGCCGCCGCGCGGGCCCGCTTCGTGCACGACAAGCGGGCGCAGATCTGGGAAGGCGACAGCCGCGCCATCCTGCCGATGATCCTGCGGGATCTGCCGGCGCGGCCGTGCCTGTGGTGGCTCGACGCGCACTTTCCCGGCGCCCATACCGGGGCGGACTATGCCGCCGAAACTGACGCCGGACGCCGGCTGCCGCTGGAGGACGAAGTGCAGCTGATCGCGCGCGAGCGCGCCGGCTGCCGCGACGTGCTGCTGATCGACGACGCGCGCATCTATCAGCCCGGCCCCTACGGCGCCGGCGACCTGCCGGCCGACTGGCCGCCGCTAGCGGGCGTGCGCCGCTCTCTGGACTGGCTGCGCGAGCTGTACGGCGGCACGCACGGCATCGTGACCGACTACGCCGACCAGGGTTACGTGATGGTCTTCCCGCGCGTGATGAAAAAGGCCGCCTGATGGACACGGTATCGGATCTGGCGCTGCTGTACGCGGACTTCGGCGAATCGGTGACGGTCGACGGCGCCACGGTGATCGCGATCTTCGACACCGACTACGCCGCCGCCTTCGACGTCGCCGGCAGCAGCCCGGCGCTGCGCGTCATCGCCGCAGACGTCCTGGGCGTAGCCGCCGGCGACGCGGTGGTCCGCGCCGGCACGACTTACACCGTGCGCAACGTGGCGCAGATCGGGCCCGACGGCCTCGAGCTGCGGCTGGTGCTGGAAACGGACTGATGCCGCACATCCGCGAGACGATCCGCACGGCCGCCGCGGCGCTGCTTACCGGCTTGGCGACCACCGGCGCCCGCGTCTACGCCGGCCGCGACACGGCGGCGCAGCCGTTGCAGCCGGCGGAGCTGCCGGCGCTGGTGATCGAGGTCGTCGACGAGCGGGCGCAGCAGATGGGCTACGGCGCTTCCGGCGCCGCGCCGGTGGTGTGCGAGGCGCTGCTGCGCGTGACCGTGCTCGCCAAGAGCGCGGCCGGCGCCATCGACACCGTGGACGACGCCTGCGCCGAGGCGTTCGCCGCCGTCGGCAACAACATCCGCTTTGGCGCCGCGGCGGTCACGGCCTACGTAGGCACCGAAGGGCCGGAGATCGACGCCAGCACCGAGCGCGCCGTGGTGCGCGCGGTGCTCACCTACACGCTGCGCTACGTGATCGCGCATAACGACGCGACCACCGCGCTCTGAGTTCGCCCGCGAGGGCAACAGGCGCCGCCCGCGGGCGGCTTTTTTCATGCCCGCGAGGGCGATCTTCTAGGAGCCATTCATGGCGTTCTACTTCCCGGAAGGCTCTGCCTTCTACTTCAGCACCACGCTCGCATCGCCGAAGACCATCTCGGCCCTGACCAACGCCAACCCGGCCGCGGCCACCAGCACGTCGCACGGCTACTCGGACAACGACGAGGTGCTGCTCACCTCCGGTTGGGAAGACGCGACCAACACCGTCTACCGCGTCAACCAGACGGATGCGAATACATTCGAGCTGCTCGGCCTGAACTCGACCAACACCACGTTCTACGCCAGCGGCGCCGGCGTGGGCACGGCCGAGAAGCTGTCCTCGTGGACCAGCATCCCGCAGCTGCTCACCATCGCCACGCAGGGCGGCGATCCGCGGTTCACCACGGTGCAGCTGCTCGCCAGCCGCAACGCGATCAACGTGCCGACGGGCTTCAACGCCTACTCGCTGACGCTGACGCTAGCGCACGATCCGAGCGCGGCCAACTGGCTGACCATGCTGAACATCTCGCGCACGCTCACGAAGTGCGCGATGAAGATCGCGCTCGGCGGCGGCGGCACCATCTACGGCTACGGCTACATGGCCTGCTCCGAGATGCCGGCGATGAACGTCAACCAGGTGAACCAGGTCACGGCCGCGGTCACGTTCCTCGGGCGGCCGATCAGCTACTCGACGTAATCGTTGGTCGAGCGCCGGTCACGGCGCGCGGCAGCCGGTCCCGGCCGGCGCGGTTCGCCCGAGCCGCAGCCGCGCGCCTCCTTCCAATCGGGCACCTCTCATCGGGCATCCTTCATGGCCATTCGCATCGTGGTATCGGACACCGTTAAGTTCGGTGTCAAGGGCTTCATTCGCAACGAATCCGGCGTCGACGAGCCGGTCGGATTCAACCTCGTCTGCAAGCGCCTCGACGCGGAGGAGATCCAGTCGCGCCTGCGCGCGGCCGAAGATCAGCCGCTTGCGGACTTCTTCGCCGACATCGTCGAAGACTGGTCCGGCGTGCGCGGCGCGGACGACAAGCCGCTGCCGTACAACATCGAGAACCTGCGTCAGCTGTTCAAGCTGCCGGGGCTGGCGGCGCTGACGTTTCGCACGTACCTGATCGAGGTCGGAGCGAAGGAAAAAAACTAGCGCGGCTGGCCGCCGCGGCGGCGCGATCGTCGGCGGCGGCTGCACCCGCGCCGGCGCCCGACAGCGCCTGGGGGCAGGTGCTGGCGCCGCTCGGCGTGCTCGACGCGAAGCGCGACGAGCAGATCGAGTACCTGTGGCCGGAAAACGTGGCCGCATGGTCGGCGTGGTGCGAAGTGCAAACGCAGTGGCGGGTCGGCATGAACGGCGCCACCGGGCTCGACTACTCGGGCGTGGCGGCGCACCTGAACGAGATAGGCATCAGCGGCGACGAGCGCCGCACACTCTGGACCTCGATCCGCGCGGCCGAAGCCGCCGTGCTCGGGGTGTGGGCGGAACGGCGGCAGCAGCAACCTTGACGGACGACGGACCACGTGGCAACTCCCTCTGACGCGCTGATCGCGCGCATCGGCGTCGATACGGCGGCGCTGCGCAACGACCTGGCGCAGGCCAAGGCGCAGTTCGAGGGCTTCGGCGGCACCGTGAAGGGCGCGCTCGGCGCCATCGCCGGCACGCTGGCGGCCACGTTCTCGGTGGCGGCGTTCTCGGCGTGGATCAAGGGCGCGATCGACGCGGCGGACGAGACGAACAAGCTGGCGCAGAAGGTCGGCCTGACGGTGCGCGAGGTCGGCGGCCTGCAGCTGGCCTTCCGGCAGGCCGGGCTCGACACGGGGCAGTTCGAGGCCGCGATGGGCCGGCTGGCCAAGAGCGCCAGCGAGGGCAACATCGCCTTCGCCGCGATTGGCGTCAACGTGCGCGCCGCCGACGGCACGCTCAAGAGCACGCGGCAACTGCTCGGCGAAACGGCCGATCAGTTCGCCGGCATGGAAGACAGCGCCGCCAAGACCGCGCTGGCAATGGAACTGTTCGGCAAGGCCGGCGCGGCGCTGATCCCGGTGCTGAACCTGGGCGCGGCCGGGCTGGCCGAGTTCGACGCGATGGCCGAGCAGCTGGGGCTGACGCTCGACGAAACCACCGCCCGCAACGCGGAGCGGTTCAACGACACGCTGGACCTCATTGGCCAGGCCGGGCAGGGCGTGGCGCGGCAGTTGATGGCCGAGCTGCTGCCGACGCTGAACTCCGTCGCCGCCGGCATGTTCGACGCGGTGACCAAGGGCGACACGCTGCGCAAGGTGGCCGAGGCGCTGGGCGTGGCGTTCAAGGGGCTGTACACGATCGCCGCCGGCCTGGTGACCGCGTTCAAGACCGTGGGCACGGCGCTCGGTGGCGTGGGCGCGGCGATCGCCGCCGTGCTGCGCGGCGACTTCGGGCAGGTGAAGAGGATCATCGCCGACATGGCCGGCGACATCCGCGAAAGCTGGGCCGGCGCGGCGCGCAACGTGCGCGACGTCTGGAGCGGCGCCAACGCCGACACCGTGGCAGGGCTCGCGGCGGTGACCGGCGCCGCCAAGCGCGCCGCGCCGGTGCTGGCCGACGTGGCCAGCGCCAGCAAGAAGGCGGCGGAGTCGAACAAGGCGTACGTGCAGTACGTCGACACGATCTACAAGCGGGCGCTGGCCGAGGCGCAGGCCGAGCAGAAGGCGTACGAAGAAGCGATCAGGAAAACAGCAGAGGCGCAGGAAAAGGCGCTTGCGGTGCTGCGCAACTCGGCGGCGTCGGTCGAAGAACAGGTCGCGGCGCTGCGCGACGAGGCGGCTGCCGCGACGCTGGCCGCCGCCAGCAACGTCTCGCTGGCCGAGGCGGTGCAGCTTGTCGCCATCGCGCGGCTGGGGGAACAGGCGGCGGCGCTGCAGGCCGAGGGCACGAGCGAAGGCGCCGTGGCGATCGTCGAGCGCGAGATCGCCGCTCGACGCGAACTGATCCGCGAGCTAAATAACAAGTCCGGCCGCGAGGCCGCAACCGAATCCGCCCGCACGGCGGCGGACGCCTGGCGCAGCGCCGCCACGGACATCGAGCGCGCGCTTACCGATGCGCTGGTGCGTGGGTTCGAGAGCGGAAAGAGCGTCGTTCGCAGCATCGGCGACTACATCGTCAACTACTTCAAGACCACCATCGCGCGCGGCATCGCGCAGGCGATCACCGGATCGATCACCGGCCTGCTCGGCGGCGTGGCGCAAGCGGCCACGGGTGGCGCGGCCGGCAGCGCCGTCAGCGGCGCCGGGCTGCTGGGGTCGCTGTTCGGCGGCACGGGCAGCTTCGCTTCCGGGCTGCTCAGCCTGCAGACGCCGGCAGCGGCGTTCAATCAGTTTTTGCTCGGCGGATCCGGCGCGCAACTGTTCGGCGCCGTGATGCCCTACGTCGCCGCCGCCTACGGCGCTTACGCGCTCATCAGCGGCGCCGGCACCGGGCGCCAGCGGGCGCCGGCGTACCAGCAGTTCGGCATCGTCGGCGACCTCGGGTTCGGCTACGCGGCCGGATCGCCGAACCTCGCGCTCGGCGGCGCCGGCTACTACACGCCGATCATCCAGCCGATCGCGGACGCGGTGGCGATGGCCGTGACGCGGCTCGGCGGCACGCTCGGCAACACCAGCTACGGCCTGTACACCAGCACCGGCAGCGAAGGCTCCGGCGCCTACTTGCGCGCGGACGTGAACTCGCGGCTGATCGCCGAGAGCAACGCCGCCAACGAGACGCTGGAGGCGCGCATCAAGGAGGCGCTGCCGAAGCTGCTGCTTGCCGGCCTGCAGGACAGCAACCTCGACGCCGTCTTCGCGGACTACTTCAGCAAGCTCGACCTCTCCACCGCGACGGCGGAAACGGTCAACGCCGCCATCGAGGCGGCGACCGCGGCCAAGACGCTCGCCGACGCGCTCGTGGGGCTCGGCGGCAACCTGGCCGCGCTGCCGCAGTTGACGGTCGAGGCGCGCAACGAACTGATCGGCATGTTCGGCGGCATCGGCAACGTGCTGCAGTCGGTGTCCGCGTACCAAGCCAACTACCTCACCGACCTCGAACGCGAGGGGCTGCTGCGGCAGCAACTGAGCGCGACGCTGGCCGACGTGGGCCTGGCGCTGCCGACGACGCGCGAGGCGTTCCGGGCGCTCGTCGAATCGCAGGATCTGACGACCGAATCCGGCCGCAAGGCGTGGGCGGTGTTGATGCAGGTCAATGGCGCCTTCGCCGACCTGGTGCCGGCGACCGAAGGCGCGGCGGCGGCGACCGAGGAACTGGTGACGGCCTCGCGCAGCGCGGCGGACATTGCCCGCGAGCGAGCCGGCCTGGAGCGGCAACTGCTCACCCTGCAGGGCGACACCGCGGCGCTGCGGGCGCTGGACCTTGCGGAACTCGACGAATCCAACCGCGCGCTGCAGGAGCGCATCTGGGCGATCGAGGACGAGCGCGCGGCTGTGGATGAGTTCAACCGCACGCTGGCGTCGTTCAGCATCGACGGCGATGCGCTGGCGCGCACGCTGCGCGACGGCCTCGTCGGCAAGATCAGCGGCGAAGAACTCGGCGCGGCGCTCGGCGAGCAGGTGGCTGGCGGCATCGAAGCGGCGATGGCCGATACCTACTCGAAGCAGATCGCCGACGTCTTCGTAACCAGCATCATCACGCCGATGATGCAGTCGATCATCGCCGGCGGCACGGTGGCCGAGGCGCTGGCGACGGGGCAGATCAACACCGCCATCGAACGCGCGAAGGAGATCGGCAAGGCGTTCGTCGCCGTGTTCAACGACCCGGCGTTCCGCGCGGCGATGGACGAGCTGCGAGAAAGCTTTGCGGACCTCGGCACGGCGATCGGCACCACGGCCACCGCCGCAACCAGCGCCGCGTCGCAAGGGCAGATGGGGCAACCGATCTGGGCCGGCGGCCCGCCCACGGTGGACTACCTGCCGCAGTGGTATCTCGACGAGCAGGCGGCGGCCAATCTGGCGCGCAATGGGCCGTTCGGCCAGGCCGCCGGCGACGACACGACGGCGGTCGACAGGGAAGCGGCGCGGATCGCGGCCGAGCGGTATCAGATCGAGACGCAGTTGCTGCAGTTGCAGGGCGACACGGCCGAACTGCGCCGGCGGGAGCTCGCCACGCTCGACGAGAGCAACCGCGCGCTCATGGAGTCCGTCTACGCCCGCCAGGACGAGATCGCGGCGGCCGAGGAAGCGGCCCGCGCCGCGGCCGAAGCGGCGGCGCAGACGGCGCGCGTGGCCGGCGAGCGGTATCAGATCGAAACCCAACTGCTGCAACTCAACGGCGACACCGCCGCCCTGCGCGCGCGGGAACTGGCCGCGCTCGACGAGAGCAACCGCGCGTTGATGCAGGCGGTCTACGCCCGCCAGGACGAGATCGCCGCCGCCGAGGCGCTGGCCAGGGCCGCGACCGAAGCCGCCGCGCAGGCGCAGCGCGTGGCCGGCGAGCGCGAAGGGCTTGAACGCCGCCTGCTGCAACTGCAGGGCAACACGGCCGAACTGCGCGCCCGCGAACTGGCGGCGCTCGACCCGACCAACCGCGCGCTGCTGCAAATGATCTGGGCGCTGGAAGACGCCGCCGTGGTGATCGACGATGTGGGCCGTTCGGCGGCGGACATCGCCCGCGAGCGGTATGACCTGGAGACGCAGCTGCTGCAACTGCAGGGCGATACGACCGCGCTGCGGGCGCGTGAGCTGGAACGGATCGACGAGAGCAACCGGGCGCTGCAAGAGCGGATCTGGGCGCTGCAGGACGAGATCACGGCGCAGCGGGCGGCCGAGCAGGCGGCGCGCGAGGCCGAAGCCGCGGCCCGCGAGGCCGCCGCGGCGCTGGAGCGTGCGGCGCAGGAACAGGCCGCCGCGCTGCAGCGGGTGGCCGACGAACGCTACGGCCTGGAAGAACGGCTGCTGCAGCTGCAAGGCGATACGGCGGCGCTGCGGGCGCGGGAACTGGCGCAGGTCGACGCCAGCAACCGGGCGCTGCTCGAGCGGATCTTCGCGCTGGAAGA